TGACTGCCGCTGATACTGTGGTGTTCTATGGGCCACTCATGAGCGTGGAGCAGTACATCCAGTGCTGTGCCCGCGCTGACCGCAAGGGGCAGGACTCAGACAAAGTTACCGTGATTCACATTCAGGGTAGCGCCATTGAACGGAAGATGTTTAGTGCGTTGGCAGGGAAAGTTAGCGATAACTTACTACTGACCGACATGTTCGAGACTGAAATTAAATCATGAAAGGGGCTTGCAACGATTAAAAATACATGTAAACTGTCCAACCTTAGACAATAATTAAACCGGAGAAGCAAATGTCAGAAGACTCAGTACCGCTAGACAAACTAGCAAAAATCTACCGCAAACTGCGTAGCAAGATTGCCGACCTAACCCAAGAGTATGACACGCAAGTCGAAGTGCTCAAGGCGCAACAGGACGAGATCAAGAACGCAATGAAAGACCAGATGAAAGCGCTTGGCGTTACATCTGTACGAACTCCAGAAGGCACAGTGGTGCTATCTGTGAAGACGCGTTACTCCACTCAAGACTGGGACGAATTCAAGAAGTTCGTTTTGGCTCACGAGGCCATCGAGCTTTTGGAGAAGCGCATCGCACAGACCAACATGAAGCAATTCTTGGACGAAAACCCCGGGGTCGTACCGCCCGGCCTGAACTCAGCATCTGAGTACGATATCTCTGTACGTAAACCAACTTAAATGGAAATCAAATGAGCAATATTGCAATGTTCAACCCCTCAAACGTGCCTGCCTTCGCTAAGAACGCGGCTCTCTCAGCAACTACTTTGGCCTTGGCCGGTGGTGTACCCACTGGTGGCGGCATGAAGCGCGTCTCCATCAAGGGCGGCGTGTTCCGTCTGCTTGCTGGTGGCAAAGAGATTGCCGCTATCGATGAGCGCTTCTTGGATGTGATCGTGGTTAAAGCTGCCCCCAAGGTCAGCCGTATTTTCTACGCGGGCTCCTATGACAAAGACGCGGCGGCTGCACCCCCTGACTGCACCTCTGGCGATGGCGACAAGCCTGATGCAGGCGTGAGAAACCCACAGGCTTCTACCTGTGCCGCTTGCCCACAGAACATCGCAGGATCAGGCAACGGCAACAGCCGTGCTTGCCGTTATCAACAGCGCTTGGCTGTGGTCTTGGCTAACAACCCTGAAGGCGATGTATTGCAGGTAACCCTGCCAGCTACGTCCATCTTTGGCAAAGAAGAAGGCGACAAGCGCCCACTGCAGGCATACGCCCGTGCTATGGCGGCTCAGACTCCTCCTGTGAACTTGGACTCCATCGTGACCCGTATGAAGTTTGACACCAAGGCTGAGTCACCTAAGCTGATCTTTGCACCTGTGCGTTGGTTGACTGATGACGAGTATGAGATTGTGCAGACTCAGAGCACATCCAAGGATGCTGAGAAGGCTGTGTCCTCTACCCCTGCCGCTGTGGATGGCGTGACTAGCCCTGCTCCGTTGGCCATTGAAGGCAAGCGTCCTGCGGCTAAGCCAATGGGCGAGATGCTTGACGAAGACGAGGCTGAAGCTATGGCTGAAGTCAAAGCCGCCAAGCCCAAGAAAGCCAAGACTGTTGAAGTTGAAGCCGAAGAAGAGCCAGAAGTGCGCAAGGCTCCTGCTAAGGTGGAAACCGCTCCAGCTAAGAAGAACAAGCTGGCCGACATCGTTGCTGATTGGGACGATGAGTAAGCACACAGGGGGCTTCGGCCCCCTTTAAAACTATGGCCTATTCACAAAAAATCATTGACGAAGTAGCAAAGACACCCAAGTCTCTGGGCAACCAGCTTGGGCGTTGGGCGATCCACCACGACTTTCCGGTCACGAAGATTGCCTATGCTCTCGGCGTCTCTCGACAAACTGTTTACAACTGGTTTACAGGCACGGAAGTGTTTGTGGCCTACCGCAGTCGCGTCGAATTCTTAACCCACATAATGAAGACCTCTCACTCAGCAGAAGAGGCATGGAGAAAAATATGTACGGAATACAACCTAGATCCCTCACCACGCAAGAGCTAATCCGCTTTAGCGCTGAACTCATGGAGTTGGACACAGGCTTGCCCAAGGAGTGGCAACTAGAAGTTCTTAGACGCTTGACTGTGCTGGCGCCCCCTGACGGAGCCGAAACTAAAGACGCACGCCAACTCGAACTCTTCTGACCGCAAGGACTTAAATGACTCCGCTTGAGTTTTTAGCGGTTGTTCTGCCGCCGCCAGAATTTGGTCGGTACTGCGTAGCAGAACTAACTAGGACGAAAGAGCATGTGTTTGTTGACGCGCTCGATCAAACAACAGCGCCAATTAAAGGTTGGCACGACAGCAAGTTAGACGTTTACTTTGCCTTGGCTACCTTTGGCAAGGAAGACAATCGGCAAGCTACTAACGCGAGGTTCGTGAAGTCCCTGTTTATTGACATGGATGGCTACGCATCAAAGAAAGATGCCGCCCTTGCGCTCAACGCGTTCTTGGAAAAGACTGGCCTTGATGACTTGGGTACGCCCTATGTAGTGGGTTCTGGTGGCGGCTTGCACTGCTACTGGCCACTACTTACTGCCGTTCCTATCGAATCATGGAAGCCGGTGGCTGAGAACTTCAAACGCCTGTGCAAACAGGAATCCTTGGCAATCGACATGACTGTGACGGCTGATGCCGCCCGAGTCTTGCGTGTGCCTGATACAACCAACTTCAAGAAGAAGTACGCAACACCGCGCCCTGTGCGCATACTGACTGAAGGCGATGTATTCAGCTTTGAAGGTATGGCCACCCTCATCAGGGAGAAACTTGCAGGCTCAGTATATGAGCCAGTGGCTACGCCCACGCTTGACTTGCCCGGACAGCGCCCATCTAAAGCAACGCCCTCGGCTTCGGCAGTCAAGCTGTATGAGAACAGCGTGACTAAGTTCAAACCAATCTGGTTGGCTACGCAGAACGACAGGGGTTGCAAGCAACTTGCGCACTACGTGGAGCACGCCAAGGAAGAGGGTATGGAGCCGATATGGCGTGGCTTGTTGTCATGGGCGAAGGTCTGTGAGGACGGCAACGGGGCGGCTGTGTGGCTGAGCAAGATGCACCCCTACGAGCCTGCTCGTATGAACCAGAAGCTTCAAAGCATCAAAGGCCCCTACCCCTGCATCAAAATGGACTCGGAGAACCCCGGAGTGTGCCAATCATGCACGCATTGGGGCAAGATCACCAACCCACTAATCCTTGGTCGTGAGATTGGGGTTGAGGTTGAAGAGAAAGAAATTGAGATAAAACTTCCAAGTGAAAGCACGGCAACCGCAAAGGAAGTCGTCAAGGTCATGCGCCCAACACCGCCCCGTGGTTATGCCTATGGCACCAATGGTGGCGTGTTCATGGAACGCGTGGTGGAGGACGAAGAGGGCAACAAGGCAAAGAAGCAAGTGATGCTGTTGCCGTACGAATTGTTTGTTGTGGACATCCTCAACAGCAATAACGACCACACTGTGCACATGATTGCGCTACGGCCCGAAGGGGCGCTGAACGTGACGATGCCGCAGAAGGCCGTGGTTAGTAAAGACGAGACAGTAAAAGCGCTGGCAAGCCAGAACATCGTGGCAGCTTTTGGCACCGGCAATGACAAAAACCTTTTTGAATATGTGAGGGCATGCGTGGAAGAATCTAGCACCAACAAAACACCAATCAAAGTTCCAGACAGCTATGGTTGGCAACCTGACAACTCGTATGTATTTGCGGGTCGTATCTTTACTAAGGGTAAACCCCCTGTCAAAGTCCCGATGCCGGGCTTGGAGAACATCACCAAAAACACAGAGCCACGAGGCACTATGGAGAACTGGCGTGCGTTCATCGACATGCTGATTGCCAAGAAGATGTGGGATCACCTAGCCGTTTTGCTTGCGGGTGCTGGCGCACCTTTTATGCGCTTCACAGGCATCTATGGCATGACGTACCACTGTGCCAGTACAGAATCTGGTACAGGTAAGACACTGGCGCTGGAAGCCGCGGCATCGGTCTGGGGACACCCAACCCACTACCGCACAGGCAAGAGCACATCTCCTGTGGCCATGCAACAGCGCCTCGGCTTGCTCAACAGCCACCCGCTGATTACAGATGAGATCACATCCAAGAACCGAGACGACTTTGAGTGGTTGCCCGAGTTCCTATTGGACATGACCGAAGGCCGCGGCAAGGAGCGTATGGAGTCAGGCTCCAACAAAGAGCGCTTGAATCTGTCTACATGGATGACCAACGCCTTGATGTCATCTAACACCCACATCGTGGACTACCTGACTGGTGGACGTACGCACTCATCTGAGGGCGAGTTGCGCCGCTTGCTTGAGTTTGTGCTTGAGGATGAGTTGACTTGGGAGCCGCACGAGATTGAGATTATCAAGTCGTTGCAACACAACTATGGCTTGGCTGGATACGCTCTGTCTCAGTACCTTGCTGACAACGCCGATAAGTTCCCTGTCATGGTGGGCGAAGCTGTTGCCGGTATGTACACTGAGTTCAAGGCAACCAACGATGAGCGCTTCTGGATGGCAGGCGTTGGTGCTTCAGTATGCGCCCTCAGAGCGTTTAAAGAGTTGGGTGTGGCCGAGATACCGTTCCGACCCATTTTGAACTCTTACAAGAAGGCTGTAGACTACATGCGAGCCAGTATGAAGAGCAGTGTGCGCACCGCTGTGGATGTACTGAACGCCTACACCCGTGAGAACTACGGCTTTTTTGTGGTGATTAAGCCTAGCAAGGGCGGCTTGATGGCTGAACTGGGTAGCGGCAAGGACATCGATCTGTCGATCACGCGCAACAAGGTGTTCGGGCGGGTGGAGCATGAGCCGATCCCCAACCACATTGACTACTTCATCGAGGAGCAACTGCTCAAGGCTTACTGCGCCACTATGAGCTTTGGTTACTCGTCGTTTAAGCGCCAGCTTGAACAACTGTACAACGTGGAGTATCTCAAGAAAGACATGATGGCCAAAACCAAGGGGCCACAGATGCGGGTATCATTTATGAAAATCAGCTGCGAGATTATTGAAGCCGATGAAGTTCTCCTTAGTGCGCCTTCCGTAGGAGAAAGTGGAAAAGGGGCACGGGTTTTTTGTCCCCCGCCCCGCCACCGAAGCCATGCGTGAGTGGGGCTTAAAGGAAGCGTTCTTCGAGCGAATACTAGATGCCCACGCTAGCGTGGGCATCCTTGACGGCAAGCTTGGTGTTATGTTCAACCGCCGCCAAGCCGCGCCTCCACAGC